CGCTTGCGTAAGCGACTACTACCTACGCAAGCTGATAACTAACAACAAATAAAAGGAAGTAAGACAATGCTATGCAGTGCAGTGATTACCGTTTAATTAAACACGTTTTTAATTCTATTAGCAAGTAGTATATAAGCTGGTTATAAGCGACTGATTGCAAAAAGGATTTGATCAAAAAATAGAATAGTGTAACTTAGGGTTCCTCGGGATAGCTGCAAACTACCCCGAAGATGTTGTCTTGTCCAAAAAAACACAAAACAAACGAAGTGCTTGTAGTGTACGGATAAGACCTAACCAGGTCAACACCTGCACTTGTTTAAAGTTGTAGAAATGTTGACCAAACACAAGGAGATGGCAACATGACTGCACAATCACAGCATTACATCACACGCACCCAGCTATTACACAAGCTGGTAACCCTAATTGAATACCACGCACGCAGAAACGTAACTAACAATGAGTTAGGATATTTGTTTGCCCTGTGTTCGCGTTTACCCATCAAATTAAAAGGAAGTTAAAAATGCCCGTTGAAAAACTCGAAATGAAATTAAGAAAAGAAGGTTTTGGATTTACTACGACCTTAAACGCCACAATGGATGCAATAAAAGATGCTGGCGCATACGCCATTTATCATTATTTGTGTTCTAAGCCCGAAAACTGGGTTGTTAGAATTAAGGACATTATGGCCAGGTTTAATGTTGGTCGTGAGTATGTTCAAAAAAGATTCAAAATATTAAAAGAACTCGGGTTATATGACGTTGTTAGAGAAACCGACAAAAAAGGACGATTTATTAGCTCACACACCTTGATACGAGCGACCTGTACCCATAAGCCTGAAAACCCGTCTTACGGTAAATCCGCATTACGGAAAACCAAGCCACTTACAAATAAAAGAAGTAATACAAATAAAAGAAGTAATACAAATACCCCTATAGTCCCCTTAAAAGGGGACAGCAACGGCAAGGTGGCTAACGCAGAAAAGCAAGAGTCCTTAGCAACATCGAGCAAACCGAAAAAACGGCAGAAAGTGACTAAGGAGACAGCCAAGGCATTTCATGAAGCCTGGAATGCCATCATAGCTAACCCTAATAACCCACAGCGACTACACAAGATTAAACGAGTGGGGGAAGCTAGCTACACACACGCCGTCATTAAGCAATGGCTAGACAATGGCAGAACAGTCGAGGATTATGTTCGCTACTTGAAACACATATACGAAACACGCAAAAACTGGGTGTACTCGTCATGGGGCAATGGTTCAGTAAATACGTTTGAAACAATCACGCGGTGGAAAAATGCAGAAAAAGTAAGCGATAACGCAATAACAAGCGACTCGGAACGAAATAATAACAACTAGGAGTAATAATGAGTTTACAATATGAACAAGCAGTACTCGGGATTTTGCTAGCACAAGAGAAACTAACAAAACCCCGAGTAGTTGAGGCAATGCTGAAACTAAACAAATCACACTTTAAGCTGGAAGAGCATCAAAAGGCATTTGAGTACTTACAGCAAGCCTATTATAACGACAAACCTATTTATTTGACAGATTTTGGTACAAGTGTTGAGTATTTTTATGGCCTTGTAAAAGACAGATACGTTACAACCAACCTAATGGCTTATGTTGACGATTTAATAAATCAAAGAGATTTGGAGGAAATAAAAGCCAAGGTAACTGATTTAAATACCCAAATAAGCGAATCTGAAAGCATTGAGGAAGCTTTTGAGCTTTGCACCTCTATACCCTACATGGTTTTAAAAAAAACGTCACAAGGGCTTTCTATTGACTCCGTACCAGAAGCTATAAAAATCCTTGATGAGGCTTTTAATAACCCTAAAGCGCTTATGCGTTACCCAACGGGCGATTTACCATTCGATGAAATATTTAGAGGAGGTGTTTTAAAACCATCGCTAAACGTCATAGCCGGGCAGTCAGGCACAGGGAAAACGACGTACGCCGCTAAACTGCTCAGTCAATTATCCATAAATAATAATTATAAGTGTGCATTTTTTAGTCTTGAAATGGACACCTATAACATCTATGAAATGTTGCTAAGTCAAAATTTAAAAATCCCTCGCAGTGATTTTTTAGTTAAAGGGCAGGAGTTTTATCAAAGGCCGCTTGATAAACTGCTATTGCATAATAACATGCACGTTTGCCACTCAAAATCGCAAACGATTGAATCAATTTTTTTAAAAGCACAGTGTTTGAAAGCTAAGTTTGGGCTGGATTTTGTGTTTATTGACTTTCTTACAGCGCTAAGCACACAAAAGAGGTGTGATTCAGAATATGCGCAAATTAATTACATCATGCAAAATACGGCAGATATTGCAGCACAATTGGATGTTGGCGTGTTTTTGCTGGCACAGCTAAACCGTGGGGTTGTTAACAGCAAAGACAGAAAGCCAGATCTATGCCATTTAAAAGGATCGAGTGCGATTGAAAACTTTGCAGACCATGTAATGTTTGTGCACAGGGATAAAATCACATGGCCAGAATGTAATCACGATTATTTAGAGTTGTTAGTTAGAAAAAATCGATACGGCGAACGTGGCAGTGTTTTTTATAAAAGCCTAGAAGGCACTATTTACGACACAAATCAACGCGAAGCGAAAAATGAAACCGATGCTTTTTTAAACAATCCAAATGTAGAAAACGATTTTAGTTTGTAATAACGAACTTTTTTTTAACTTTAATTACACATTTTTGTTTACATAGTCCAAATAGTTGTTATAATGCAATCACGCTTAAAGAGCGCAGTTACTAACAACTAAATCGGAGAAAACAGACAATGTGTAAACTACAACTAACAGCTAAAAAAGAGATTATGACTAAGGAATTAATTAGCGAGCTACAACGCATTAATAAGCGTATGGCTAAAGACAAAGCACGCAAAGAGGAACTTGAGGCTGAGCTAATCAAAGCGATTGGTCACACTAAAGACGGTCAGACCAGCTACGAACTTAACGACAAGAAAATAACTATTAAAACACCGTTCACTTGGAAGCTAGACAAAGCCAGATTTGAAGAGCTTCGCGACCAAGTGCCAAGCGATTGGGTGCGTGTTGAAAACAAATACACGCCTGTTAAACGCATTATTGATGCTATTAACGAGCATGGCACACCAGATGAACAGCTCTTGCTTAGCGAGTTCGCAACACAGGCGCAAGGTAAACCAAGCGTTTCTATTTCTGACAACATATAAGGCTACAACATGAACAATTCAGTATTAGTGCTCGGGGAATCGGGCACTGGTAAAAGCACAAGCATAAGAACCCTAAAACCTGCTGAAACGTTTATTATTAGCGTCATAGGTAAACCATTGCCGTTTAAAGGCGCTCGCGATGGTTACGTGGCATTTAGTAAAGACAATGAAAAAGGCAATTTCTACGTCAATGACAACTATCAAAATATCATTCGATGCATTAAATATGTGCAAGAAAAGCGCGAAAAAATAACCACGCTTATTATTGATGATTTTCAATACATCATGGGCAATGAGTTTATGCGACGTGCTAGTGAAAAGGGCTTTGATAAGTTTAGCGAGATTAGCAACCACAGCTGGCTTGTGCTGGAGGCGCTTAACGCCAGCAAACGCCCGCTAACCAGCTTTGTGTTATCGCATAGCGAACGTGACGATTATGGTGTGTCTAGAGCACAAGTTATTGGCAAGCTACTAAGCTCTAAAATCAGCATGGAAGGCATGTTCACAACTGTGTTACATGCAGTGCGTAATGACGATGGGTTTTGCTTTATTACACAAAATGATGGTAATTACAGCGCTAAAACACCAATGGGCATGTTTGAGGATATGTATATCGACAATGATTTACAGTTTGTTAAAGACAGTATTGAAAACTATTAATAAAAGGGGAAATAATGAGCTTTTTTACATTAAGCAACGGGGAAAAACCAACGGGCGACGCTGAGAGCGCCCACGCGGCAGGTACTTTGCTTATACCGCACAACACGCAAGCCATTGCTAAAATTGACAGCTTTAAACTAATTGAGTCACAAACCAGTGACTTTCCAAGCTTTTATGCAGTTAAATTTGAGTTAATGAACACAAAATATAAAGGCTTTTATGTCACATTAAAGCTAAAACCATATGATCAAAAAAAAAGCATACAAGATCGCGCTAAACAGATGTTTGTTAGACTTTATCACTTGTGCCAACTGCAACCAGCACATAGTGGCGCACCACAAGATAACGATTTATTAATGTTTAAAGATAAAATACTTGGAATTAAAATTTTGCAATGGTTCTACCAAGGCAAAGAAGGTAATTTTGTTTCTGAAATACATAGCAGTCAAAACTATGAGTGCAAAGAGGGTGAATACTTAACGCCACCCACACCATCAGGTCAAGATGTCAAACAGCAGGAAACGGCAGATCAAGCGTTTTCACAGCAACAAACGCAAACGCTGGATGACGATATCCCATTTTAATTGTAAAAAAAATGTTAAGGAAAATACCGAACGTTACGACTTGCTGACGAGCCTGAAAAATGAAGCTAATAAACAAAATTAAACGGGCTTTTGCTAAGCCAGTTGATGAAACCCCCAGAAAGTATTTAGGGGCTTCATCAATTGGTCACCCATGCTTACGCTATCTACAAAATGTTTACAATGGGATTGTGTCTGAAACTACACCAAAGCAGTCTCGCACTTTCGCTTTAGGTTATGCAATAGAGTCAATGATTGTCTCAATTTTAGAAAACAGTTCCATTACTATCGAAACACCTAATAACAACAATAAACAGCTATTGCTTACTTGTGACGATGTGCCGGACTTTAAAGGGCATTGTGACGCTATTGCACACGAAAAAAACGCGAAGCACATTATAGAGATTAAAAGCGCCAATCAATCAGCGTTTACGCAAATGAAAAAGCATGGCATTAAAGCTACTCGACCTACTTATTACGCACAAGGGCAAGCCTATTGTGGGTTTTCAGGTGCTCAAAGCGCTGTGTTTATCGTATTTAATAAAAACACAAGTGATTTGCACATTGAGCAATTTGATTTTAATCCTGATTGCTACGAAGAATTAAAAATTAAAGCCAAAACCGTAATTAACAGCACCTCGCCTGCGCCCATGATTAGCGATAAACCCACTTATTTCGTGTGCCAGATGTGTTTTTACAAAAAACATTGTTTTGGTGAGCTATGAAAATAGATGAAGTGATTGAATATTATGGCACCAGGAACGCGGCATGTAATGCAATTGGTGTTGTGCGTGCTAGTTTCACGAGATGGGAAAATCAAGGATATTTGCCTCTTAAAACACAAACAAAGTTTTTTGTTAAGTCAAAAGGCGCGTTACAAATTGACATAGATGAGCAGGTAAGTGTTGAGCTTGCAAAGCATTTTAAAAGTTATGCGACAACTAAACGGTATTACAGACTTTAC